TTATAAAAAACAGGAGCATAATTATTTAGACTATCTATTATAGATGGATAATCGCATCCGTCATTAACAAAACAGGTATTTCCTAAAACCAATTGATAATCTCTTGGTTGCAATGGACCACGGCGATATCTACTTTGACTATCTTTCACTATCGGTATAGGATTATCTATAAAACGTTCTGATCTATCCATTTCGGGTTGTATAACTTTTACACCAAAATCTTGTAGTATAGATCTGTAACCCTCTAGATCTTCGAGTGTTTCCTCACAAATACGTTTTAATGGATCTCCAACCTTATCGGGTATTCCATTAAAGAACTCAGGTGCATAGTTATTACCTAACATACAAACTTTAAGTGGATCCCATTTGTTCCATACATTATATTTCATCTGGATAGTCCCTATATAAAAAATGATCCAAACTATCTGCATCAACAAGTTTACTGAATCCTATGTGTGTATTCATAGTATCTTTTTTATTAAGCACATGATTCATTGCATCATCTAAATCCTGCATAGTTTTAAATTCCATGTCAATACGCCACTCACCCAAATCCTTACTTCTGAATCCTAGTTTCATTCTTGTAATTCTATAGTTATATAGAGTAGGAAGTGTAGCAAAGTATTTTGTAATACGATCTACAAACTCAGTTGGCTTAACACCTTCTGCTAGTTCAGCATATATTGTATACACATTCATTTATATAAAAATCCTAACCTATAGTTTTCTATTTTATTTTCACAACCGTCGTCCCATTCTTTAAATTTGTATCCTGCTTTTTTATGTTCATTTACAAATTCTTTTGTAGTATTTTTCCACACAGGGACAATTACAGTTGCATCTTCTATATCTTGCCAGTCTCCAGTTAGGTTTGCTGGACGCATATGCACTTCTATTATTTTACTATCTTTAAATTCAATATTCAAGAACTTTACATCATTTAATTTATCAAGTATAGACGGTAGCGGTATAGCAGGAGGATTTATTTTATCCCATCTTGTGAAATGTGTTAGATCATCACTATTATTGTAGCCTTGTGTAGCATGAATAGGCACCCACTTATTGTCCCAAACATAATCTATACTATAATGTGGTCCATCAAACCATTCACACCAGAAACTACCAGGATGATAACTATCCATAATTTTTTGATTATCTGTGTCATCTAGCCATTGTTTCTTTGCATGTAATCCCATACCAAACAAATTATATATAGGTCTTATGCAGTAATATCCTATATGACTTGGATTAACAGGCACTGGGCCTGCACGATATCCTAATGCTAATGCTAGTTGTAATTTGTTAAATACCCACCTATGTTGAGGATATAAGTTCCAACATTCGAACTCTTCTAAATCATAATCTAAATAATTATTCATATTCCTGTACCAAGATTCTTCATTCCAAACTGTTTAAATCCATCTATACTTTTTTTATATTTGTCTGCAGGTCCTAATACTATCATTTTATAACCTTGAGATTTATAAATTGCACATTCAGTTTTTAAACTTTTAATTCCTAATTCTAAATCTGGATTTTTATAATCCCAGGCAAACTGCTCTGCTTCAACTGCCCAATCATTTATTCTATATAATATACTCCATGCTACAAGTCTATTTTTATCATAATATCCTATAACATCGTTTCTTTTAGCAGTAAATTCTTCTGGAAAAATTGGCCATGTACTTTTAAATTTTTTATAGTTTGCATATTCTTGATATATTTCCAACATTTTATCTACTGGAACTTTATCAAATTCAGCAAAAATTTTATAATCTGTTGTATTAAGTTTATAATTTGTTTCTGTAAGATCTATATAACAATTCATCTATACTGCACTGCTTTCCTATACTCAGGATCCCAATTTTTATAGTAGCCTTTTGCTTCTAGTTCTTTACGTGCTTTGTTTAACTTCAATCGCGATTGGACTAACAACAAACACTGGTCACCAAAGTTCAAATTAAAGCCTTGCACTTGTTCTAGTTCATCTGGATGATCTTCCAAAACTACAATCCAATCTTTTTGCCAACTTTCAGTTAACCTATCTAATATAGAAGTTAACTGATATGGAGTAAGATCTTCTTTAGGAAAAGCAAATATATATACATCTTTTTCATCGAATTTATATTCTGTAGTGATAAGACAATTATAAGTATCTACCCAATTATCAAAAGCATTTACCTCTACTTTATTTTCAGCCCATGCTTGTTTAGCATAAGGACATGCTGGGAGATTGTTGAAAATAGGATTTGGTTTACTTAGTAATTCTTTGATCCAATTTTCTAAATTATAACGTAAATCCTTGGAATGTATCTTTTTCAACATCTTGTTTTGTGCCACCAATAATGTAACTTGATATTTCTGTTTCCTGTGGTGCTACTTGTACTTCGCCACCTGCAATCCATTTACTAGTCCATGGTAATGGATTTGCTTGAGGTACACTATATGGACTTTTAAGTCCTACTGCATTCATACGTTTATTAGCAATCCATTCAATGTATTGATCTAATAAGGTTTTATTTAATCCAATCATTGAACCATCTTTAAACAAGTATTCTGCCCAAGCCTTTTCTTGGTCAACTGCATCAACAAACATTTGTACACATTCTTCACGTGTTTCTTCTGCAATCTTTGCAAAGTCCTTATCATCTTTAGGCAGTAACTTTAGTAACTGTTGTGTAGATCCTAAGTGAACATTCTCATCACGTGCAATAAATTTAATAATCTTAGCATTGCCTTCCATTTTCTTAAGTTCAGCGAATGCCCAACTACATGCAAAACTTACATAAAAACGAACACCTTCTAGTATATTAACACTCATTAATGTTTTCCATAAGAGTGTTTTTAACTCATACATATCAATTACAATTTTTTTTCCATTAACTGTATGTGTGCCTGCTCCTAATAAATTATAGTATGCTGACTTTTCAATAAGTTCATCATAACATTCTGTAATACTATCTGCACAATCTACTATTTCTTTTATATCCATCATCTCGTCAAAGATTTTACTAGGATCACTATACACATTGCGAATGATATGTGTGTAACTACGACTGTGAATTGTTTCACTAAATGTCCATGTAGTTATCCAGTTTTCTAATTCTGGTAAACTTGTAATAGGATTAAATGCTTCTGCTGGTGCTCTGCCCTGTACACTATCTAGTAGTATTTGTCTCTTTAAGTTACTTGTAAACACATGTCTTTCATTATCAGTTAGCTCTTTAAAGTCTTTTGCATCTTTAAGTATATCTACTTCTTGAGGTTGCCAAAAAAATCCTAGTTGCTTATCAGTCAACTTGTCAAACTGACGATATTTCAACTCATCATATCTTTGAACACCTACTCCTCCATCAAAAAAAGCCATTTTTTCTGTATGATGTTTTTTGTTCTTACTTAGTACATTCATAATATGCTTCCCACTTATAAAATAGAGAATCTCTTCTCAACTTCTTTCCTTCTTTACATTTTCTAACAAGATGTTTTAACTTGCCGTAGTTTGTGTCATCTTCAAATAACATAAGACAGATTTCTTTTAAACTACCTGCTCTATATTCTTTACCATTTGGATTAACAACAACGGCTTTTTTAGCATTTGGATTTTCTTCTCCGTATCTATGGACTCCGTACATTCCGTTATCTTTTCCAAAATGCGGAACATGATTTGGATGTTTTTTGCCATACATTGGATTGCGTTCACCAGTGTAATCTGCTCCATGATGTCCTCCATGACTACTAGGAGAAATATTGTAAAACTCTTTGTTGTTAGAAGCATCATACAAATCTAAATAATATTGCTCTACTTCTTTACATTCTTCTATACTATTACAATATTTCAAAATCTCTCTGCTAAAGTTTTCTTCTCCCCATTTTGTTAATGCTCTTCTAAAATATTTTCCCGATCCTTTATAAGGCCCTTTTTCTGTACCGGCACATCTACCGATATATTTTTTTCCATTAATATTATTAGTCCATATATAAACAAACATAGGTTTCTCCTTTTGTTTATTTATCAACTTCCTCTCGTCATATAGTACATGCTTCGCAATCTTCCTCAATAAGTTCACCTTGAGGAAGTTCTAAGTTAACAGTATCTACACGATCACTCATGTCATCTCCACTGCCATCATACGTGTTAAAATAATATAGTTGTTTAGTACCATACTTATAAGCCATTAATAAATGTTGTAACATAGTACTCATTGGAATCTTTTCATCTTCAAAATGTTGAGGATTGTAACTGGTGTTTACACTTATACCTTGATCAATATACTTTTGCAATACTGCCATAATCTTCAAGTAACCTTCTGGTGACTTCTGATCCCATAGTAGTTCATACTTGTTTTTGTATCTATGAAAGCCTGGCACTACTTGTTTTAGTACTCCGTCTTTACTTTGCTTTATACTTACAAATGCACGTGGTGGTTCAATGCCATTTGTTGCATTACTTATTTGTGCAGATGTTTCACTAGGCATTAGTGCCATTAGTGTACTGTTACGTATGCCAGTTTCACTTAACTGTTTACGTAAACCTGTCCAGTCCATACGTTCTTGATGTGCCACTAAATCATCTACATCTTTTTTATATGTTTGATTAGGAGTTATACCATCACCATATTTTGTCTCGTCTGTACCAGGACATGCTCCTAGTTCAACTGCTAAGTCTGCACTTGCTTTAATTAAGTAATAACTCCATGCTTCTGCATATTCATCTATTAGATCTAAATTAGGATTACTGTAAGTTGTATCATTCTTAGCAAGAAAAAATGCAAGATTGATTATCCCTATACCCAACGGTCTACGTTTCATTGTACTTTTTTGTGCAGCTTTAACTGGATAATCCTGATATGTAAGCAATGCATCTAATCCACGTACTGCAAGTTCACAAGGCTTTTTAAAATCTTCTGGTTTACGAATGTTGCCCCAATTTACTGCACTTAGAGTACATAATGCAATTTCACCTTCTTCATCATTAAAATCATTTAATGGCTTTGTAGGTAAATCGATTTCACAACATAAATTACTCTGCTTAATAGGAGCAACATCTGTTTTGAAACTACTGTGTTCATTTGCATGGTCTACATTCTGTAAATAAATACGTCCTGTGTTTTTACGTTCTTCCATAAAACTTGCAAACAATTGACTTGCTGGTATACTCTTTTTACGTATGCGTGTTTTACGTTCTGCTGCTTCATACAATTCTTTAA